CGTTGTCCGCTTCTCGTGTAGAAAGTCAGATGATCCGTGATATGTCGGGATCAAGCGATTTAGAAGATCAAGTTTTACGCACTCCCGTTGGCATGGAGCAGAAAGAATATCCTGTTTCGTATGCCAAACAATTACCGCCTGGTCTGCTTTCCGAGCAAAAAGTTTATATGCCTGGCACAGACGGCAAACAAATTATGTTGCAAGGCGATATTCCATTGCCTGTCGGCAGCGTAGGACTACAAGGCGGGATGATGCCTACCTTTGGTCAGAAGATGGCTGGCGTAAGCTACAACTTACCAGTTGGTGAGGGTAACTTAAGCGTGCGTGGTGGTGTTACTACAGACCCACGGATGCAAGGTGCGGCTAAGGATGTTAGCGCTACATACTCAAAGAAGATGCTTGAGGACTTATACATGAGTGCTTATATTAACCAAATGTTAGGGCGGGGATCGAGAGGTCCGTCTGTCGGTGTTGGCATACAAGGGCTATTCTGATGTTAGTAGAACGCCGAGGCAATCCGGTAACTCGTGAAGAGTACGATAATTTATTAAGGCGTGTTCAAGCGCTTGAGGAAATGTATGGACGATGGGAAACTGAAGTCGATTCTGGAAAACGAAATCGACAACGCAATCGGGTATCTGGATACGGAAACAACTCAGGCGAGAACCAAGGCTCTTGAGTTCTACCTACGTCAGCCTTATGGCAACGAGGTAGAGGGTCGTAGTCAGATCGTTACCGGAGAGGTAGCCGAGGCTATAGATGGCGCTCTGCCCCAGCTCGTGCGTGTCTTTACTCAGTCGGACGATATTGTTCGCTTTGAGCCAAAGGGACCAGGCGATGAGGAAGGCGCTAAGCAAGCTACGGATTACTGTAATTGGGTGTTCTACTCGCAGAACCCAGGCTTTACGATCCTGCATAACTGGTTTAAAGACGCTCTCCTGCAAAAGAATGGCGTGGTTAAGTGCTATTGGGATGTCAAGGAAGATGTAACCAAAGAGGAATACCGTGGGCTGACAGACGAGGAGTTGATGCTCCTAATGTCGGATGGTAGCCGTGAGGTTGTAGCTCAAGACACCACAATAGTAGAAGAGATGGGCATGGATGGACAGCCTATCGTTATGCAAACAAATGATGTAATTGTCGCAAAACGTACACAACATGGCGCAGTCAAGGTAGAGAATGTGCCGCCCGAAGAGTTCCTAATCAGCAAGCGTGCAAGATCAATTGCTGACAGTCCGTTTGTTGCACACCGTAAGCTGTTGCCACGTTCAGACCTTATCGCTATGGGTTTTGACCCTGAGATTGTGGAAAACTTACCGTCTTATAACGACCTAAGTTTCACAGACGAGCGATTGGCACGATACAGTCGAGGTGAGCAGCCGGACGAAGAGGCATCACTTGACCATAGTATGCAAGAGATTGAGGTGTACGAAGCCTATCTCATGACGGACTATGACGGTGACGGTATTGCTGAAATGCGTCAGATATTCTATGCGGGTTCAGACATTCTGAGCAACGTAGAGACGGATTACAATCCTTTCCACTCGCTCTGCCCTATCCCGATTCCGCACAAGTTCTTTGGCGAATCGTTGGCAGACCGCAGTATGGACATTCAGTTGATTAAGTCTACTGTTGTCCGCCAGATGCTAGATAACCTTTACCTGTCTAACAATGCCAGAGTCGGTGCTGTAGAGGGTCAGGTTAACTTGGATGACTTGCTGACAGTTACGCCTGGCGGCGTGGTTCGCATGAAATCTCCAAACGCAGTCGTACCCATGCAAGTGCCAAGCGTTATCGCCCAAGCGTTTCCAATGTTGCAATACTTGGATGACGCACAGGCAAAGCGCACAGGCGTATCGGATATGCAACAAGGGTTAAACCCAGATGTGTTGCAGAACGTAACGGCTGCGGCTGTTGCTGCGTCCACCGCTGCGGCGGGGGGCAAGCTAGAGCTAGTGGCTCGCATCTTTGCCGAGACAGGCGTTAAGAGCTTGTTTAAAGGCATCCTACAGCTATTGTGCAAGTATCAGGACAAGCCTACTGTTATGCGTCTGCGTGGCAAGTATGTGCCTGTAGACCCTCGTGAGTGGTCGAATCAGTACGATATAGATATTTCCGTAGGCTTGGGTACAGGCTCGAAAGCCGAGCAGATGACTATGTTGCAGATGGTGCTTGCTAAACAAGAGGCAATCCTGCAACAGTTCGGTCCTAACAACCCGCTAGTATCTGTCGGACAGTATCGTGGCACGCTAGGACGGTTTATTGAGGCAGCAGGGTTTACAGACAGCGCAGAGTTCTTTAAGGAGATTACTCCTGAGGTTGAGGCGCAACTTGCACAGCCTAAGCAGCCACAGCCCGACCCAACTACTCAAGCTCTAATTCAGCAATCACAAGCACAGATTCAGATTGCCCAACAGAAAGCACAGGCAGATGTACAGGCAGCACAACAGAAGGCAATGGCTGAGATTCAATTGCAGCGTGAGAAAGCAGCCGCAGAGATACAGCTAATGCGTGAAAAGACAGAGGCACAAATGGCGCTTAAGGCTCGTGAGCTAGAGGCTGAGATTCAGCTAAAAGCCGCAGAGCTAAGCGCTGGCATTGTCACTAGCGCAAACATCCGCAGCGTTTAAAGGATTGAAATGGACGAATACCGGATTGAGATAAGGGGCGGTGGCGGCGGTGGAGATTCTGGCGGCAGCGCTGAAGAGACGGTTCTGTTAGATCAGAACGGTAATGTTGTATCTAGTTTACGGCAAGGTGAAGACGGAACATACAGTGCCATTATTTCCAGCGGTGGAGATTCAGGAGGGAATTATGGTGGCGGATCATTCACATTAGAAGACATCATCAAGCAGTCTGAGTCCAAAAAAGATGTTCCGTTTGGTACAGGTAAAGGTAAGGCTCTTGGATATGCATATGGGCTAAAGAATAGAGATGGTGAGGTATATCAACACTACGATGCTCAAGGCAACCTAACAGAATTCAGAGATTATAACCACGACACATGGATAAAATCCAGCGATGTTAAGCCTATTGGAACGGTGTTTGACTCAGAACTAGGCAAGTTGGTCACAGAATATCAATACGAAAATAAAGACCTTGGTATTGATAAAACTAAGTTTACTGCTGATAACGCAAGATTTATGGAACCGTACTCCAAAGATCAAGGCGGCTTCATGGGTGAGGGTGGCTGGACAAAAATAGCTGGGATGGTTGCCGCAGGTCTGACGGCTGGTCTCGCAAGCGGTGCGTTATTGCCAGCATCTGTGGCGGCGGCAGCCCCCGGATCGGTTGCGGCGATTGGTCTAACCGCATTAAAAAGCGCACTTACAAGCATTGCTATTGCGGGATTTCAAGGCGCCTCACCTGCTGAGATGCTCAAGGCTGGGTTAACAGGCGCTATTTCGGCTGGCATTAACTCTTATTTACCTGTCTCTGGGTTTACTTCTTTTGAGCAGGTGGCTGCAAGAATTGCTACGCAAACCGGATTAGCCGCAGTAAGTGGCGGAGACATTAAAAATGCGTTGATAAGTTCTATTATTAGTTCTTCTTTGCCCGCCATTATTAATGAGGCATTGCCTCAAGACATTCTAGATACGCTAAACAGCATGCCTGACTCGGCTAGAAAAGTTGTAATGAGTACGCTTAATAGCACTCTTATGGCTGGGGTACAAGGGCAAGACATTTCTGATGCAGCTATAAAAGGCGTTACAAAGGGCCTGACAAGTGTTGCTACAGGATTTGCTAATGGTGTATTTAAAGACCTGTCTGAGTCTGAGTTAGCTACAACCGTTAGCAATTATTTAAACCCAAGCAACGAAGAGTTTCAAGCCCTTCCCGTTGATGCAAATACTACGCTAGATGATGTTATTAGAGAGCTGCCAAAAACAGATACAACAACTCCAGTAACTCCAACAACTACAACTGATACAACGACTTCAGTAAATCCAATAGATACTACAGCTACAACTGATACAACCACTACAACTGATACGTACTCGCCAGAAAACGTCATGGCGGCTCTTACAGAGGGTTATCAGAACGCGCCTACCACAACAGGTCTTCCTCAGTATGCAAGTGCAACGACTAGCGATGTAAACCCACCCACTTCCGGTGATGGTGGAATAGGAACCTCAATAAGCGGTTCTGCTAATTATGATTACGATGCGTTACTAAAAGAATATCAAAAGGTTGAGCCTGATGCTGCTATTGATAACCAAGGCTTTTTAGATTGGTTGGACAGCCAATCTACAGATTATTTAAGTAGCGCAGGTAGATTTGAAATGTTGTTGCCAGAGGGGTATCGTCGCGCCACTCAAGAAGAAATTGATGCTGGTTTAGCAAGCCCCCATTTTTTGTACTCTGCCGGAAATGCTGCAAGTGAGGAAGCGTATTTAGTTCCTGTTGAGCAAACAGATACCACCGAAACTACACCGTCTATTACGGGCAATCCAGATCTAGATAATATTATTAATGAAACTTTAAATACTACTACAACTACCACCGACACTACTGGAACTACCGACACCACCGATACTACTGATGCTACCAAACCCACTGAT